GTCACGTTCGGCCACAAACTTTCATTAGGGACTGCTGGTGGATAAAGACACCGAAAAACGAAATCGGACCGCTGGCCAGAAACAGCGCGACCGGATGGCGCGCAAGGCCCGCGCTCAATCCGAGTCCGTCAAGGAAATCGGCGACATGCCCGAGGTCGTCGATGCAGCCCGAAAGGCCGCGGCCGGGGAATCGTTCAAGCTGTACTGCGAAACGTACTTTCCAAGCCGCTTTTTTCTCGGTTGGTCGCAAGATCATGATATTGCAATCGCGAAAATAGAGTTTGCGGCGAAATATGGCGGATCGTTCGCGCTTGCCATGCCTCGCGCATCCGGCAAAACAACGCTATGCGAAGTGGCGGAGATGTGGGCTGTTTCGTATGGGTATCGTCTCTGGGGCGTGTTGATCGGCTCCACCGACAAGGCCGCCACGTCAAATCTCGACAATATCAAATTTGAGTTTGAGACCAACGACCTGCTTCTTGAGGATTTCCCAGAAATCTGTTACCCCGTCAGGGCCCTTGAAGGTGTCGCCCAGCGGGCGAAGGGGCAGACCTACCGCGGCAAGCGGACACATATCGTCTGGGGCAAAGACTCCATCCGGCTCCCGTTCATCCCCGACGCTGTGTCGTCGTGCGCCATGATCTACGTCGCCGGCATCACGGGGCACGTGCGGGGGCCGGTGAAGACTCGCCCGGACGGAAAGCGTGTGCGCCCCGATTTTGTGATGATTGACGATCCCCAGACCCGGGAGTCGGCGTGGTCGATACAGCAGTGCATCTCTCGATCTCAGGTTATCGCCCGCGATATCGACCGCCTCGCCGGTCCGAAAACGAAACTGACGGCCGTCATGCCATGCACGGTTATCCGGCGCGGAGACGTGGCTGATGAATATCTCGACCAGGAGCGCCATCCCGAGTGGCGCGGTGAACGGACGAAGATGCTCTACGAGATGCCCAAGGCCATGAAGCTTTGGGAGGGCGAATATGACAAGCTCCGCCGCGACGACCTCGGGAAGTATGGCGAACTGCGGGACTCGACGACATACTACCGCAAAAATCAGGCCGCCATGGACGACGGGGCTATCGTTGCATGGCCGGACAATTACGAGCCGGACGAGATCAGCGGTATTCAGCATGCCATGAATCTGTATCTGCGTGATCCGGCCGCGTTCGCCGCGGAGTGTCAGAATGAGCCACTTGACGAATCCATAAGCGACGACACGCTTTCATCCGACGATATCGCCGCGAAGGTCAACGGGCAGCCTCGCGGTCGGGCGCCGCTTTGGGCAACTCACCTGACGGCCATGATCGACATCCACGAAAAGCTGCTCTATTGGACGGTCTGCGCGTGGGGAAACGACTTCACGGGCGCGGTGATCGACTATGGGGCGTTCCCGGACCAAGGGCGGCGGCTGTTTACGCTCAGGGACGCGCGAAAGAGCCTGAAGCATCTGGCGCCCGGCGCCGGGCTGGAGGCCGCGATTTACGGGGGCCTGTCGCAACTGACCGAACAACTGCTTGCCCGTGATTGGTATCGCGAGGATGGGGCTTCGCTCAGAATTGGCCGGTGTCATGTTGATGCGAACTGGGGCCAAACGACCGACATCGTGTATCAGTTCTGTCGCGAAACGAAACATCGCGCCATTGTGTGGCCCGCCCACGGCAAGGGCGTGAAGGCCAGCGGTAAGCCCATGGCCGAGTACAACAACAAGCCGGGCGACCAAGTAGGGCTGAACTGGCGCATTCCCTCAAAACGGGGGAAGCGGCTGGTTCGATACGTTCAGTTTGACACCAACTTTTGGAAGTCGTTCGTCCATGCCAGGCTTGCCGTCCCGATGGGCGGACCCGGATGCCTCAGCCTATACGGCGACAAGCCAGGCGCCCATGCGATGTTCGCGGAACACCTGACCGCGGAGCATCCGGTTCGCGTCGAAGCGAACGGCCGCGCGGTGGACGAATGGAACGAGCGGCCGAATCACCCGGATAACCACTGGCTCGACGCGCTCGTAGGTTGCGCTGTTGCCGCGTCTGCGCTCGGCTGTGCGCTTCCGGGCGTGACAATGCCAAATATTGGGCGCAAGCGGCGCAAGGTGAAGTTTTCCGAAATCCAGCGCAAGCGGAGGGAGGGCAGATGACACGTAGGGAGAAGCCGCGTAGCGCATCGGCGGAAGGCGTGGACGGATTGACATGCCCGAAATGCGGGTGTCGCGATCTGCCAGTCTGGCGGACAACCCCTCGAGCGGGACATATTTCCAGGGAGCGCCGCTGTCGACATTGCGGGCGGAGGGTGCTCACTCGGGAAGCGCTGAAATAGGCCAGCGTGGCGAAGAAAGTGCTACATATAGCACTTTCTATGCCGCGTGGCGTAAATTTTACTTGACGTTGGTTGGATTTGGGGTATAATCCGGGTAGACAATTCGGGCAGGAACTATCCGAGAGCCGACGGGCGACCGAATAGCATCCGAAGATACCAAGCCGGTCAGGGCTGACCCTCTGACCGGCTTTTTCTTTGGCCTGCCCAGAAACGCTACCGGAGATCAAATGGCTGACTCAATCGCGTCGGATATTGAAACCGCCGCAACCGCGCCGAAGCGGGCCAAGGGCGATCAGGGCGAAATGGAAGCGCACTCGCTCAAGGATCAGATCGAGGCGGATAAGTATTTTGCTGCTGGACGCGCGGCCGCTACTCGCCGCCTGGGCATTCGGTTTCTCAAGCTCCAACCGCCGGGGACCGCATAATGGAACGCACTTATCGTCGTTCCGCGATTCTCGGGCCGAACGGGCAACCTGCTCGTATTCACGTCCACGCGAAATATGACGCCGCGCAGACCAACGCTCAAAATCGCAAGCACTGGGGCAACGCCGACAGCCTGAGCGCAGACGAGGCCAATTCACTCGGAGTTCGCGAACGGCTGCGTAACCGGGCCCGCTACGAGTTCGCAAACTCCTCCTACCTCCATGGCATCGTCCAAACCCTCGCAAACGACACCATTGGGATTGGACCGACCGTCCAGGTACAGACGCCCGACGAAAACGCGAATACGTTCGTCGAGCAAGAGTTTGTCCGGTGGGCGCGGGCGGCCCGGTTGGCGAAGAAACTGCGGGTTATGCGTAAATCACGATGCGTCGATGGCGAAGCGTTCGGCCTCATTGTGACCAATCTTCGCATCCCAACGCCCGTCAAGCTCGATCTGTACTTGATCGAAGCCGATCAGGTCACAACCCCGTCGCTGAGCCCATTCGAGACGAACGCGATTGACGGGATTGTATTTGACGAATACGGCGATCCGGTCAAATATCACATCCTGGACCAGCATCCCGGCTCTGGGAAGATGACGAAGGATTTCAATCGGCTGGATTCAACGGATTCCAGCGTGTCCAACGCGGCCACGTGGGCGCGATATCGCGAAGTCGCCGCCGATCTTGTGTTGCACTGGTTCCGGATGGACCGCCCAGGCCAACATCGCGGCATTCCTGAAATCACATCATCGCTCCAAGGGTGGGGCGAGATGCGCCGGTATTCGGAAGCCGTCATTGCTGCGGCTGAAGCCGTCGCCGATATCGCTTACGTCTTGCAAACGAATCTCCCGCCGGATGAGACGGACGACAACCCGAACACGGACGACCTTGAAGGCGAAGCGTTCGATACCATCGAGCTTGAAAAACGCATGGCGACCGTGCTACCGAACGGCTACTCCCTGAATCAGACGAAGGCTGAGCAGCCGTCCACGGGACACAAAGAGTTTATGACGCAGAAGATCAACGAAAACGCGCGTTGCGTTTCGATGCCGCGTAATATCGCCGCGTGCGATTCGTCGGGATACAACTACGCATCCGGCAGGCTGGACCATCAAACATACGATCTCACAATTCAGGTTGACCGCGACGAGTGCGCGTCCGAAATCGTCGATCCGCTATTCGACCGGTGGCTTTTTGAGGCGTCACTGATTCCCGAGTATCTCCCGCGGTCCATCGTCGAGCGTGTCCGTATGGAATTTCCTGTTCCGCGCCGGTGCTACTGGCGCGGCCGGAAGCACGTAGACCCCGCCAAGGAAGCGTCTGCCGCACAGACCCTCTATGAAGCAGGGTTGCTTACGGAAGAGGAATACTACGCGCCTCAGGGCATTGACTGGCGCTCGCAACGTCAGCAGCGCGTCGCCGAGATCAAGTATCAGCGCGACCTCGAACGCGAGTTGCCCGAGCCCGCCGATGCGTCGAAGGAGAACACCAATGCCGAGTAATCGCTATCCGCCGATTCTTGCCGCGCGTCCCCTGCTTGACCGCCCGCTTGGCATCCAGGCCGAGATAGACTTTCCAGAGATCGAAGCGGCCGCGGGTGACGGTCAGAAGCTCAAGACGTTTTCGATGCGCGCCTACAATGGCGGCATGTTGAAGCTCAACTGGTGGCCCTATCCCGTCGTCGTTGACCTGGCCGGGCTCAAAGCGGCCGCCCCGAAAATCGCCGTCATCAAAGATCACATTCCGTCGCTCGTCATCGGCCACACGACGGATGTTGAAATCACCGCTAACCGAATCAATGTGAACGGCCAAATCAGCGGCGCGGGCCAGGTGGCTCGCGAAGTTGCAGCTTCTGCCGCAAACGGATTCCCATGGCAGGCGTCCATCGGCGCCCAGCCGGAGAAGGTGGTTTTCATCGCGGAGGGAAAGTCACTCACCGTCAACGGCAAGCAACACAAAGGGCCGTTCTACCATGTTCTGAAAGCCACGCTCTATGAGGTGTCTTTCGTCACGTTTGGCGCGGATAGCAAAACTTCCGCGCGCGTCGCGGCGTCCGCCGCCAACAAACAGGAGGAGTACACTATGCAGACTTTCGAGAAATGGATTCAGGCGAGGGGCTTTGAGCCCGGCAGCCTGACGGATGCGCAGGAGCAGGCGCTGCGGCTGATTTACGACGCGGAAGTGAAGGCTTCGGCCGACGACAAGCCCGCCGATCCGCCCGCGCCCAAGGAGCCGGAGAAGCCCGTCCATGCGACCGGCGACGATTCGCCCGGCGACGTTGATCCCGTGATTCAGACGCGGGCGCAGATCGCCGCCGAGATGAAGCGCGTCAACGCCATCAACGCGATGGCCGTCAAATACCCCGGCGAAAAAACTGTCGAGTTACAGGCCAACGCCATCGAGCAGGGGTGGACCGCCGAGAAGGCCGAACTGGAAATGCTCCGCGCTTCGCGACCGCAGGCCCCCGCCATCCACGTGCCCGACCGTGACGCGAAGCCTCACGTTATCGAGGCCGCGCTGGCGCAGGCCGGCAATCTGCCCGATGTCGAAAAGAAGTTCGACGACCAGACCCTCCAGGCTGCTCACGACCGCTATCGCGGACAGATCGGCCTCCAGGAACTGCTGCTCGAAGCCGCGTGGGCTCAGGGCTACACCGGTCGGACGCTCCGCAACGGCGACTTGCGTCAGGTGATTCAGGCCGCGTTCAGCACGACCGACCTGAGCGGCATCCTCGGCAACACCGCCAACAAGTTCCTCGTCGAGGGCTTCAACGCCGTCGAGACCTCGTGGCGAAGTATCGCGGCCGTCCGCAACGTCCAGGACTTCAAGACGACCACGACCTACCGCCTGAGCGGCGGCTTCGAGTACGACGAAGTCGGCCCCGACGGCGAACTGAAGCACGGCACGGTCGGCGAGGACAGCTACACCAATCAGGCCAAGACGTATGGCCGAATGTTCTCGATCACCCGGACCGACATCGTCAACGACGACCTCGGCGCGTTGACGGCGGTCCCCAACCGGATCGGTCGCGGCGCCGCGCTGAAGCTGAACACCGTGTTCTGGACGGCGTTCCTTGACAATTCGTCGTTCTTCACGTTGGCCCGCGGTAACAACTCGTCCGGCGCGAGCACGGCGCTTTCCGTGACCTCGCTGACGGCGGCCGAGTTGCTGTTCCTCGATCAAACGGACGCCGATAGCAAGCCGCTCGGCATCGTCCCGCGCGTCATGCTCGTTCCCAACGCGCTCAACGTGACGGCGAATCAGTTGATGAAGGACACCTCTTACCGGGACAATACCAGTTCGAGCAAGTACATCCCGACGAATCCGCACGCCGGCAAGTTCGACGTGGTTCGGTCGAGCTATCTCAGCAATTCGAGCATCACCGGATACTCGACCACGGCTTGGTATCTGCTCGCCGCGCCGCAAGACCTGGCCGTCATCGAGGTGGCATTCCTCAACGGCAAGCAGACGCCGACCGTCGAAAGCGCCGACGCCGATTTTAACGTGCTCGGTATCCAGATGCGCGGCTACCACGACTTCGGCGTCGCGAAGCAGGAATACCGCGGCGGCGTCAAGATGGACGGCGCGTAACCGTAATCGTCCTCCCGGCCCTGGCGGTTTTCCCATGAGCCGCCGGGGCCGGCTCCGGGATTTTTCGAGTCAACTTTGACCAACTCAGCCTCAAGACAAGGAGCCAATCATGGCTACGTTTCGACATGAAGGGCAGTACGTGGACTACACGCCCGGCAGCGCCGTGAGCGCCGGCGACGTTGTCGTCCAGGGCAGTCTGGTGGGCATCGCCACGAAGGCGATTGCCGCCAACGTTCAGGGTGCGCTGTGCCTCCGTGGCGTGTTCGACATCGCGAAGGCGACCACGAGCGGGTCGGCGATCACGGCCGGCGCGAAGTTGTACTGGGACGCCGGCAACGAGATCGTCACGACCACGGCCGGCAGTAACAAGGCCATCGGTTACGCCGCGGAGGCCGCAACCGCCTCGGCCACGACTTGCCGCGTCGTCGTGTGCCAGACGAACTAACGTTCGCCGTAGAAATATCCGGCTCGGTCCGTTTGCGTCGGGCCGAGCCGGTTTTCATAGACCTGGAGACGCCATTGAGTTTTGAAACGCTCCAATCTGAGTTCCCCTGGCCGAGTGACCGGCCTGATATCCCCGAAGTCATCGAGGGATGGGCCCTCCACGAGGCCGCGTGGCGCAGGATCATCGGCGACGCCGGCGCGGATGCCATTGTTGCCGAGATTGGAGCGTTTACCGGCAAGACCAGTCGATGGCTGGTCGAGCAATTCCCGGAGTTGCGCTTGATTGCCGTGGACGTGTGGGCGCCCAACACACAGCCGCTTATGGGCGACCGGATGACAGCATGGCATGAGGATGGCACGTTGCAAGGTGGACAAACCTCGCTCGACCTCTACATGGGCAATCTCTGGAACTTCAGGGATCGTGTGGTTTGCATCCAGGCGGATTCCGTCGATGGCATGGCGGATATCTGGAGCCATGTGGCCCCGTCCGTTGTGTACGTTGACGCGGCCCATGATTATGATTCGGTTGCGCTTGACGTGATCATGGCCGTTCAGATGTTTCCGGACGCAATAATTTGCGGTGACGATTACGAAGCTGATAACGGAGTCGGTCGCGCCGTGTGCGATATCGCTCGCCGCGAAAGCAAGCATTTAGTGTTCGGGCCGGGTTCCCCGCGTTTCTGGCGTTTCGAGGAGTTGCATTGAGCGACGCTGTCATTGAAATTCGGCCCGACAGGACAGCAAACGAGTGCAAAGCGCGCCTTCCTCTAATGGCGCTTGTGACTGGCGACAAAATCCTGAACGACCTGCTGATTCAGGGATATGGGCATACCGTAGATTTTCCGGAGTTGCGGGAACGTGCGCTGTCTGTGTGGCAGGCCACGCTGGACGGCCGGCGCGTCATCATCCAGTCGAATGACGCGCTGAGACCCCATGTTGATATGCCGGACGAAGACGCCATCCTATTTGACCCGTGGGACGATGCGCACACGCGCCAACGCAGCGACGTTGCGGCCGTGTTTAAGCGGTCGCTTGAATGGCCCCCGCGGCATGGTCTGGTGTATCCCGCCTGGCCCCAGCCTGCGACCGTCGATCTTGAGTGCGGGCCGCCGCCTGACAGTGAAACGCCCATCATCGCATTCTGCGGCGTCGCAGGCCGGCCGGACTCACGCCGCGAGTTCATCGACAAATTTCGCGAGTTCCCCGGGATCGACTTCCGAATCGTCGAGCGTGACGCATTCTGCGACGCCGACACTGAGACTTTTCGGCGTATGATTCGCGAGGCGCATTTCGTCTTGTGTCCCATCGGCGTGGGGCGGTTTTCATACCGCATCTACGAGACGCTCGCCGCCGGCCGCGTTCCCGTGTTGCCGAACTGCTCACAGGTGTTGCCGCTTGAAGTCAAACGGGGGTCTGATTTCTGCTTCGGCGACGGCCCCCAGCGCGTGCTTGATTATTGGTATGCGTCCGGGCGCGAGCGCATTGAGGAAAGCTGGCGTCGTAACCGCGCGACGTGGATTGACGCCGCGTCTCCTTTGGGCTCTCTGTACTACATGGCTCAGGATGTGGATTGGCATTTCCGCATGGCCGAAAAGCCTGAGGAGGCGACGGCATGATTCCCCGCATCCTTCATTTCGTCTGGATTGGCGGGCGCGCCATGCCGAAGTACGCGGATGAATGCCTTGCGCGATTCCGCGAATTGAATCCGGGGTATCGCGTCATTGTCCACGGTGAAGAATCGCTGCGTCCGGAATACCGGCGCACGTATGACGTCATCGAGGACAACTGCTCCCGCGCGGACCTCATTCGGTACTCAGCGCTCCAGCGCGACGGCGGATGGTATTTCGACTTGGACTTCTGGCCCTTCCGTCCCATCGACGACATCGCCAGCGCCTACGCGCTTGACGGTTCGCGCGTGCTTCTGACTGAGCAGCACGGTCAACTGAACAAAGATCTCACTGTCGCCAACGGCGTCATTGGGACGATGCCGGATCATCCTATTTGGGCGGCCGTCAATCAGGCCATCGAAAGCGCCGAGCCCCCGTTTGAGCGCGTCCAGTTCGGGCCGCGTCTGTTTACACGCCTTGCCGCCGAGATGCCTCAAGCTGTATGCGTCGCCGCGTGGCCGTGGTTCTATCCCGCCCCAGTCGGCCGCGCGGGGTATCTCTATCGCATCTGTTGCGACCGCGGCGACCGCTACGCCATGAGGGCGGCGCCCACCGGCGGACAGCTACCGTTTGCGATGCACTTATGGGCGCACGGCAAGCCCGAAATCACCGCCCGATCCCGCGCGAATCGGCATGAGTTCGGTGAGTTCCTTGAACCGAATCCTGACGGCGAGTTTTTCGGTATGCGGGCGACGTTCCCCATGATTCGCATTCAGTGGGACGACGATACCCAGCCGTTCCGAGCAATTTCCGAAGGCCTGGCGCATATCGGCTTCGGTGTCGATATTGTCGGCGTGGATTCCGAGCGCGTGCTGGACGTGACGGACTTGCTCGTGTTGTGGAACGGCCGGAAGTTCGATGGGCGCGAATGGGCCGCGCGTGCGCGCGATCAGCGCGTCCCGACGCTCTTTGTCGAACACGGATTCTTTGACCGCCGCGCCTACAACCAGATCGACCATGCCGGGATTTTGCACTGGTCCTCGTGGGCTTCGCCGGACACGTTCGCACGTCCCGCGCCCATTGACGGCGCGGAACGTCTTGGAATGGTCTGGCCGCACAAGTTGCGCGACTTCGCCAACCGGCGCAAGGGCTACGTCCTCGTTCTCGGCCAGCTTGACGGCGATTCACAAATGGACGAATCCGAGATTAGGGCAGCGACCCAGCTCGAAAAAATGGTTGCGCGTTCCCTGCCGCCAGGCGCCCGGGCCGTGCTTCGGCCCCATCCGCGCACGCGCACTCGAGAGGCGCGATATATGAAGCTTTGCAAGGCCGAATCGCTCGAGGAAGCCGTCGCCGGCGCTCAATTCGCCGTGGCGATCAACTCGAACGCCGCTTGTGAATGCCTCGCCTACGGTTGTCCGGTGATGCTATTCGGTCCGTCGCTGGCGATCAATGCCGGTGTGGCGCTGCCCGTGTCGTGCGGTAATTTTCAGAATCAGTTCGACCGCATGGTTGACGGCTGGCTCCCGGACGCAGAACGGGTGCGCAATTTCCTCGAATGGCTCGCGTGTCGGCAGTGGAATCAAGCCGAGTTCCGTCAGGGCGATGTACTCGCCGCGCGGGTGCGCGATGCCATGGGCCTAGGAATGGGGGTGACTTGTGGCTGACATCCTCGAAACCGCCAGCGCATGGCTTGACTCTCAAAACACAACGCATCGCGGCCGAACAGTGACATATAAGCGCGGCGCGACCGAGGCCAACGTGACCGCGGTCAAGGGCCGTTCGGACGTGATGGTCCCGAGCGAATGGGGATTCATCAAAGTCCAGTCTGACGACTATCTGATAGCTGCCTCCGCGCTGGCGTCCGCATTTACTGAGCCGCAATCCGGCGACCAGATCATTGACACGTTCAGCGGAGTCGAGCGCGTTATGGAAGTCATGCCCGTCGGCGAGGAACCGTGTTTCCGGTATTCCGACCCCTACCGCAAGACGCTGCGAATCCACTGTAAGGATGTGGGGGTGAATTCGTGACCATCATTCAGCTCGCCGAAGCTGTCAAGGACGACCTCAACGCGCAGGTGTGGAGCCCGACGTTTACGGCCGTGCGAAAGGCCATTGTCGAGAACAAACTCGCAGACATGGACACGCTTCACGTGTCCGTCGTCCCGCGCTCCATTGCGCCCGACGTGGTTGCGCGCGCGCGGATCGGCATGGAGATGGGCGTTGACATCGGCGTCCAGCAGCGCACGTCCACTCCAGGGACGGACGCCGCGATTCTCACCTTGGCGGACTCACTGACGCCGCTCGTTCAGGCCATCGCAAAGTACATGACAGGCAAAGACTACACCGAGAGCGGAGCGAAAGCGCTCTGGCAGGAGACGACGGTTGAACCGCTGTGGGATCCCGAACATCTGAGGACGCTCCGGCAGTTTACCGGCGTGGTCCGCGTGACGTGGCGGGAGATTCAAACGACATGATCGGAATGCGTGGAAAAGTAAAGTTCTTCCCGCACAAGCTCCGCACGGCTGTAGCGGACGCCGAGCGCCGCGTGGCGTTTCGCCAGGGCGCTTACGTCCGTGGCGTTGCGGCGCGGTCGATCAAACGCCGGAAGCGGATCACGTCCCCGCCCGGCCAACCGCCGTACACGAAGACTGGCGCGCTGAAACGCGCTATTCGTTTTGCGGTCGATTCGCCGAGCGTGATTATCGGCCCGACATATACCGGCATCGGGCTGGTGGGTAAGACGCATGAGTTCGGCGGGGTGGAAACCAAGCGCAGAGGCGGTCGTCAACCGAACTGGCAACTTCGGATCGGCGGACATGGCCCCGTTGCGATCAAAAACGGAGTTGTGATTTTCGCCAAGCTGCGGACACCGAACCAGGTCACGCGCGCAAAGCGAATCGCCGCTGCGGCGCAGACCGTTCTCGCGCGCACAAAATCAGTTACACGCCGATATCCCGCCCGCCCATTCATGGGGCCGGCATTGCAAGTATCGCGGGCGAAATTGCCCGAGTTCTGGCGGCAATCCGTCCGCCCCTGACACCAGAAGGAGAGAGAGACATGAGCGCTCAGACCGGAAGAAGCTGCAAATTGTATCGGAATACGGGGACGTGGGCGTCCCCCACGTGGAGCGAGATTGACACGATCCGCGACAACACGCTGAATATGGGCGGGACCGAGGTTGACGCCTCGCGCCGCGCGTCCGCGTTCAAGCTGTTTCTCAAAGGCCTGAAGGAGATCAGTGTCGAAGGTCAGATCATTCACGACATGGATGATACCAATTGCGAGGCGTTGTATGACGCCTACCACAATGACACGAACGTCGAGATTCTCGTCCTCGACGGCGCCGTCACCACGGCCGGGTCCGAGGGCGTGCGTTTTGAGGCCAAGGTCATGCAGTACAACCGATCCGAGCCGTTGGACGACCTGAACGCGGCCGATATCGTGATGAAGCCCGCCGGCGACTACACCAACGCGCCGACGACCTACACCGCCACGTCGTAACGCTGGGCCGATGACCGGGGAGCCCTGTGCTCCCCGGCGCGGCCATCGTGAATTGAGGATCGGTTATCGTAAAACGAACGGAGGACACCGATGGAGACTCGGAGCTTCAAAGACGCTGAGGGACGGACATGGATTGTGCGCGTTGACGTAAACGCCCTGCGCCGCGTCAAGGCGCTTGCCGGAATTGACCTCATGGACGTGGTCAACGACCAGGGCCGCATGCTGGCCCGGCTTGAAGCCGATCCGGTGACGCTGGTGGACGTGCTCTATGCGATTTGCAAGCCCGACGCCGACGCGAAGGGTGTGACTGATGAAACCTTCGGCGCGGCGCTACTCGGAGACGCCATTGATACCGCGACAAGCGCCCTGCTGGAGTCCCTCGCGGATTTTTCCCCCGCCGGACGCCGAGCAGTGCTGAGAAAAGCCTGCTCGAAAATCCGGCAGTACAGCGAGCTATTGCAAAAAACCGCGCTCGAAAGGCTCGACTCGCCCGAAATGGACGAGATGGTGAAAACCGAGATCGAGAGCGCGTTGACCCTTGGCGGTCCGTCTATGACTGCGCCGGAATCTGCGGAGTTGATCCAGGCGGATTCACACTCCACGAACTGACGCAGATGGCGTTGACACGCCAGCGCGTTGAGTGGGAGAGAACAGCCGTTCTAGCCGTCCCGTTGTATGAGCCGCTGAGAGACCACCGCAAGCGGTCTCAGCCGTTCACGACGCACGACTTCAACCCGTATGCCGAATACGTTCCGAGCGGCCGCAAGCTGGACAGCGAAGCATTTCAGGATCTCAAGCGCGTTCTGACAGGCAAGAAATGACATGAGCGCAACCGCAATCAAAGCCGGGCAAGCCTACGTCGAGCTTTTCGCGAAAGACGGTCCGCTCGATAAGGGACTTGCCAAAGCCCGCGCCAAACTCCGCGCGTTTTCAACCATGACGGCCGAAGTCGGCGCCGCGATGCTTTCGATGACGGCGCTACCGTTGGCAGGGCTCGGATTGTCCGCGCGAACGTTCATGGGTTTCTCGGACCAGATGCTTGAGGCGAAGGCCGTAACCCAGGCGACGGCAGAGGAATTCAAGCGGCTAAACGCCCAGGCCAAGGAACTTGGTCGTACCACGAGTTTCACCGCCCAGCAGGTTGCCGCTGGCATGACTGAACTTGGCCGGGCTGGGTTCAAGCCGCGCGAGATCGAACAGGCCACGCCCGCGATGTTGAATCTTGCCCGCGCCACGCGGACGGAACTGGCCGAAGCCGCCACCATCGCGGCCGCCACGATGCGCGGATTCAAGCTCGAAGCGTCGGACACGGAACGAGTCGCCGACGTGTTGACCGCCACCGCGAACAAGAGCGCCACTGGCCTGACGGACATCGGCGAGGCTATGAAGATGGTCGCGCCGCAAGCGGCCGAAGCCGGCGAATCCATCGAGGACACTGCGGCCGCGGTCGGCGTCCTGGCGAATAACGGAATCACGGGGACCATGGCGGGCACGTCCCTGGCTCGCGCCTATAAGAATCTCACCACAACCAAGGCCCAGGACACGCTTTCGAGCATCGGCGTTTCTGCTGTTGACGCGAACGGAGACTTGCGCCGCATGTCGGATATCCTCGTGGACGTGGGCGCCGCGACGGCCGACATGGGCACGGCCGCACGGTTGAACGTGTTTGAGGAGTTGTTCGGGCGTGGGCAGGCGGCCGCGATGAAGCTGGCGCAAAGCGGAGCGTTTCAGGACATGCGGACGGAGCTTGAGAATATCCAGGGCACGGCCGCGCGCACGGCTGCCGAGATGGACAGCGGCCTCGGCGGCGCGTTTCGACGCATGATGAGCGCCGTGGAAGGCGTTCAGATCGCCATCGGCGAAGCCATCGGGGGAACGCTGTCAAACTGGATGGAGACCGTTACCGCCGTCGCCGGGAGCGTGACGGAGTGGGTCAAGGCAAACAAGGGCCTTGTGGTGTCCGTCATGAAGCTCACCGTCGGCATTGCGGCGTTCGGCGCTGGCATGCTGGCGCTGGCGGGAGTTGCCAAGGTACTGGGGGCAGTCGCAACCGGCATTACGATGATCAAAACAGCCGCGATGGGTCTTTATGCCATTCCGCATGTCGCCGTCTTCGCCGCGATTGCCGCCGCAGTCATTGGAGCTGTCTACGCGCTCGACAAGTACCTGACGAAATCCGCCGAAATGGCGACCGTGGCGCAACAGGCGCGTGAAGCCGGAGACGCCCAGCGCAAAGCCGATAAAATGCGCATGGAACGGCTTCAACAGCTGTCGGCAAAACAGCAGTTGTCGAATGCCGAACAGGCCGAAGCTGCGCGGTTGATCGACGAATTGCAAGGCAGATATGGCGCGTTTGGGGTGACACTTGACGCAGCAACCGGAAAGCTCGGGATGGCGGCCGACGCGCAGGAACGGTTGAATGCAGCCATGCGTGAAAAGGCCGTGATGGATTTGGACGCCGAACTCCAGGAAGCCGAAGCCAACTACCAGAAATTAATTGAGGCGATTCAATCGGAGTCCGGCGTCGGCAAGGCATTTCTTCGCGGAATCACGCTCGGCGCGTTTGGCACTGACGCGGACCGCGCGGCGGAACTCAATGCGGAAATGGACAAGCTCTCGCAAAACATGGCCGACCTTCGCGCGCGCCGCAAGGGTCTGCTCGCGGGCGATGATGGCGCTGTGACTGGCGCAGACAAGCCCGGTGAGAAGCCAATCGACCAACGCATCGCCGATGACAAGGCGCGTGGCCTCGAAGCCATTCGTCAGGCCGAATCCGCCGAGCAACGACTGGCGGACTTGCGCCAGAGGATCGCCGAAGAAAATATGACCGCGCTGCAACGCGAAACGGCCGCCATCGAGCGGCAAGCCGAGGAATACAAAAAGCTGCTCGAAACTGTCATCGCGGGCGAACAAGCTAAGGGCAAGGCCGGCGATCAGGCGAAAATCGCCAAGTTGCAAGAGGAACTCGGCGCTGTCGATCAGATTACATTCGATGCGCTTGTCAAAGCCGGCGAAAAGGCGATGGCGGAGGTCGGAAAGGAACTCGCAGAGACTGACGAACTCAAAGCCGCCATCGTGGCCGCCGTCGGCAACGTGGACGAAACGCGCCGCCAGCGCGAACAGGGCGCCGCGCTCGATGAACTCGCGGATGTGGCGCCGGAACGCGCCAAGGCGCTGGTTGACAAACTCGCCGAGCAGGCGAGGAAGGCCGAAGAATCCGCACGCAGCGCCTTGCGTTCCGCCGTTGAGAACGCCGCGGCCGACATGCAGATCACGGACGAAGAGCGCAAACAGATCGACGCCAGCCGCGCGGCATTCGAGCAACGCGCTCAGGAAACCGACCGGCTCAATGCTCTTATGGAAAATCTCGGCCAAACAGTTGGAGAAGCCACGCGCCCCGGCGCGGCCGCGCGCGGAAGCCTCGAGGCGTATCGCGCCATGCTCGACAATCGCGGAGAAGACCCGAATCAAAAACTTGTCCAATCGGCCGAACGCGCCGAGAAGCAACGGCAGGAGCAGCTCGCGCGGCTCGAAGAACTCGTCGAGGCGCAACCGGAAGTGGTGAGTTTATAATGGCAACTCAGGTTTACCCATTGCGTGGCGATATCAAGGGCTTGCGGTCCAGAACCGGCCGCGAGTACACCGAAGCGTACATCGTCCTGTTTGACGCAGACACTTACAACCCCGACACTGCCGCGGACGCCTCCGATGGAGTGAGCGGATACAGCATCCCGGATATCGGCGACGCCTACAGTGGTTACGCTACGGCGACCTGTTCCAAGATTGACCCCGAGCCGACCGATTCCGCGAAATGCTGGAAGGTGTTTGTCGAGTACAAGACACCGACGAACGGCAAGATAATTCACGGCAATCCGACGCTCGACGACCCCGAGATTGACATCTCAACCGCATTTGAGGAAGTCGTTGCCGAGAAGGACAAGGACGGCGACGCGATTGTCAACAGCGCCGAAGACCCGTTCGATCCGCCGTTGATGAAAAAACGGAAAATCCGCATCATCACGATTTCCGAGAATCTTTCCAGCTACGACGACGACACCCATCAAGCCTACATTGACACGATCAACAACGGTTCGGAAACCGTTGCCGGGAAGACCATCGCCGCGTACAAGGGCAAGATCGAGGACATCTCCTGCCGCAACGCCAGCCGGAACTCATACGACTACTATATCCGCACGGTGAAGATTGCCGTCTGGTGTGACCCACAAGGTGACTGGCGCCGAAGCGTGCTTGACCAAGGCGCCAACCGTCTCGTGTCGGGTGTGAGCAAACGGTGCATTGTCGAGGGCAAGCAGGTCACTCGCCCTGTGCTACTCGACGGCAGCGGCGGCCAGTTGGCCAAAGGCGGAACGCCGCAATTTTTGTCGTTTGAAATTGAAAGCTATACGTCCTGGTCCGGCCTCAGCTTACCGAGTACATTTTGATGGCAAACGACGGAGTCATTTTTAATCGTAGCAGCGCAACCCGAATCGCCGGCGTCGTTCGCGACGCCGAGCGCCGTGGGTTCGGGTCGCGTCAGAATGTGCCGCAGATCGAGCCGGACTCCGGTGAGACTATCGCCATCAAGAATGTGAGCGGATCGACGATCCCTCAATACGGGCTGGTGTGGCTAACCGGATTCGACGCGACGACGTATGCCCATGAAGCCGATGTTTTTGACTATCCTGGCGTGTCCGCAGTGGCCGTAAATTGTGAATCCATCGGCAATGGAGAGGCCGGCTTGGCATGGCCCGCCTCCGGCGTCCCGCGCAAGGTCCTCTGCGACGCCTACGCCTCCCTGTCCAATGGCGACCGTATCGGCCCCCAGGCGGCGAGCCACTACGCCGCCGCGTGCGACATCGGTCCGCTCACCGTGCGCGGCCCCGTCCCCGCCGGCGACCAGCCCGCCGGCCTGCCCGCTGGCGCGGGGCTGGTGTGGGCGGAGCTGCACGGTAGGCGTGGCGGGTGTATTTATGCCGACTGCGGGGCCGAATCCGACCCGGACGCTATCGGTCCTGACGGCGCGGCCTATACGCTCATCTATGACGACGATGACGCCAGCATTGCCGTTGTCCATGGCATGGCGACGTTTGCGCGCAGCGCCTTGGGTGACCGCGCGGTTGTGGCTCTGCCCGGGCCTATGCTGCTCATTTTCAACGGCAATGAATACGCTGTCTCCTCACTGGGTTGGAATACCGTTGATTACGATTTCGAGGATGTCAACGGCCGACTGCGTATTGAGTGCGACGGGTCCACGACCGCGCAAGTTTTGTCGCGCAGCCATTTGCTTTTCAATGACGGCGGATGGTCTGCAGCGGGATATTTGGGTGATGGTGTGTATCGGATCACCGGCATACCATTACCGACGCCGACGCCAACACCGACGCCGACGCCAACACCCACGCCGACGCCAACACCCACGCCGACGCCAACACCCACGCCGACGCCAACACCCACGCCGACGCCGTCGCCGACCCCGTCTCCCACGCCGACGCCCACGCCGACGCCGACGCCGACGCCAACGCCGACACCGATTTGTGTTAGCGCCTTTTCTGACGCCTTTTCCGGCAGTATGTCCAATTGGAACACGGACGGATCACTGACAATAACTAGCGGACAGTGTACGACAACAAGCAATGGCATTGCAATTGTCAAAGACGGCAATCAACTTTGTACTGAGGACCAGCAAGCGTCGTGCACATGGGATTGGTCCAGCCTAGATTACCTTTCAGACGCCCGCGTCTATCTCATGATTCTGCGCACGGACACAACCCCGTCCAGTTCGTGGCCGCTGACTAGCAACGATCAATACGTTGGGGCCGTCCAGCGACACAAGCCCAGCATGGGCGACAATCTATGGAAAGCAATTTATAAGACCGTGTCCGGGTCGGCATCGAGCCTAACGTCCGCCACGGATGCAGATGGTGGCAGCGGGACGCAGACGTTTACGGCGTCCGGCGGCAACTTGACGTTTACCAGCGCCGGAGACTCGATCAATTATTCCGACGGGTCACCATTGACGGCTGGGCGTTACCACGGATTTTGGCTTCTCGAATCGGAAGCCACAAACGCCATCGACGATTACAGCGCGGAGGACATCTAATGTTTGTGAAGCCCAAACTGATCTGGGTTCCAGTCATCGGGTCCGGCCGCCATTGGATGGGGCTTTGGGACACCATGCCGGACACCGACGGGCCGTTTAGGCCAAACACTACGGCGACGCGATATCAAATGGTTTGCCCCGTCTACTATAATGACGATCTCCCCGGCCGGTGGACGCCGCTTGGTTGCCGCAAGCCGCTGTCCGAGGATGGTTCGGTTCACCGTGGAGACCCCATGACGCCGCTGTGCCTTGTCCGTGTCGAGTCCGACGTGCACGACCCGGCCGAAGTAAAGCCCGGCCACGTTCCCATTTTGACGCAGTTACTGGTGGAGATCGAACGCGCGCCGCGAAGCGAGTTTTTCAAACGCGCCGACGTTATAGAGCCCATTCTGGACCGGTCGCCCGCCGACTTGCGGCCCCGCTTGCTGCTCCGCGCTGTGCGGATCGGCTACGGCCAAGAGCGGGCAAAGCGATACGTCAAGGACCACCAGATTGATGTCCGCGTGGTGCCTCCCGGCCGGCAGCATGCGGCGGGTTTGATCGACGGGGAGATTTATGACGCTACTTTTTGAAATCACAAAGGCTGCCCGGCAGTCGGGACAACCCGTCAAATGTGTGCCTTGCCGCAAAAAAATGGGCAAGGCCGTGGCCGCCGCGTCCGGCCCGCGCCCGCGCGTCTTCGCCGTCCTGCCCGCCCGGAACGAGGGCGACGAAGTGCGCTTGACCGTCGAGAGCTTTCTGGCCGCCGGCGCGGACGGGATAGTCGTCGTGGATGACGCCAGCGGCAACGGGTCCTGCGACAACATCGCTGCGGAGCGCGTCGTTGTCACGCGCAACGCCGTCGCGGCAGGTCCGGCCGTGTGCCGCAATCGGGGCGCGGCCATCGCCATCGAGCGCGGCGCGGACGTGGTGATCTTCGCCGACGCCCACGGGCGTATCAGCGGCGTGCGCGACTTCGCGAATGCCGCTCACCGGCTGGACGCCATCATCTGCGCCGCCGTCAAGCCCCTCGAAGGCAAGGGCCGGGACTGGACCGGCTACGGCGGACGCCTGGTCGAGACGGCCAGAGGGCCGAAGAACAACCTGCCGGGTGCGTGCTATGAGGTCAAGTACAACCCGCGAAGCGGCGGGCCGTTCAGCCCCATCGGGGCCTTAATCGGCGCGTGCTATGCCATGACGCCCGCCGTCTTCGAGCGCCTGGGCGGATGGGTTCCGACGTTGGGGTGGGGCTATAACGAGCAGGCGCTGAGCATGAAGGCGTGGTTCACGCGGACGCCGATGCTCATCGACCCGGACACGGTCTACCGGCATCGCTTCAAGAAGCGGTTCAACTATCCGGCTTCGCAGGCCACAAGCCGCCTCAACCGTTTCCTGACACACCGCATTTTGTTCGACGAACCGACCTGGCGCGAGCGCTGGCTTCCGCGTATGCGGGCCGAGTTCCCCGACGCGGCCACCCGATGGCCCGATGTCGAGGCCCGCCCCGAGACCCGCGCGGCCATCGAGGACTTTTGCGCCCGCAAGACGCTGAGCGATGAAGAGTTCTTTGAAACCGCCATCCAGGACGGCGGATTCCGCGCCGACCGGAGAAAGGACTCGCCCGAATGATGCCCCATGTGCTGACCGCATTTGGTCCCGGCCGTCCGTGGACATTCGACCTGTGGCAGGAGACCGTGCACGGCTTAGGGTTGCCCCTAGACCATCTGCGATTCTCGTGCGTGGTCAACGGCGACTCGCGGCTTTATGAACGCGTGAGCCGTTGGCTGAGCACTCACGCGGGCCATTACACGTTGAGCTATGTCGATGAGTTCCCCGACCGCCGCCGGGAAGGCGCCCGCGCCACGGCCGCCCACATCGCCGGTATCTATAACCGGCTTATCGCCGACCTTGACCCGGAGGCCGAGTGGGCGTTGTGCGTCGAACCCGACGTGCGCCCCGGCCCCGGCGACCTTGACCGCCTGTTGGCCCACATCGCGCCCGACGTGGGAATCGTCGGTTGCGCGATCCGGTCGCGGTGGAGCGGCCACGTCATGGCCTACCGCGCCAAGTCGCTCGACCCGTGGGCGCTGGACCGGCGGCCGCTACGCGCCGATACCGTTGATGATGTGGATTCTGTTTCGCTGGGCTTTACGATCATCCGCGCCGAGCTTCTGCGCGGCTTCGCGTTCACCGCCACGCCTAACGCCGACGGCACGGGCGGGAACGGCCACGAATGGAGCTTGATGAAGCGGGCGCGCCTGGCTGGCTGGCGCGTGCTGTGTGACTTTGGCGTCCGCCTTAGGCATTACGTGGAGGTGGATCAATGGGTGTAAAACACCGCCCTCTCCCGCCGTGCGCCCATCGCGTCGAGGACCTCCTGCTCATCTGGTGCGCCAAAGATGACGAGCACATCGTCGAGCGAAATGAGTTGGAGTGCCGTCGATGCCGGGCCCCGCGCGGCCGGATCGTCACCGCTGACCAATGGCGCGAACTGCCCGACGCCGAGCGGGCCCGGATTATCGAGAGGATGCGCTGTGGCTGAGCGCCGGCCACTGCGCGATTACGATAGCGATATCGTCCGCGACATCCTCGCGGACGCTGAAGACACCATAATCGAGGAGAATGGGCCGATGGCTGCGACTCACTTTGACGATTTGACGCCCGCCGAACAAGCACTTGTTGAGAAGATGGTTTATGCGGTCGTCGAGAAGGCCTTTGAGAAGGGATTGAAGGCGCACGTTAACTCATGCCCGACCTCGCGCAAGCTCGACCGAATGTTGTACCTGGGCATTGGCGTTGCGTGCGGGTCCGGTCTGTTGGGAGCCGGGATCACGGCTGTTATTCTCAGGGCAGTTGGAGGCTGACATGTTCACCCCCCGAGCCCTTCTTCTCTGCGCCGTCGCCGCCGCGCTCATGATACTGCTCGCGCTGTGCGGGTGCGCGCGCGCGCGGAGCATCGTCCAGGGCGACGACGGCCGCGCCTACGAGGAGACGGAGACGCGATTCGTGGGCCTGCTTATCGCCCGGACCCGCGCCCCCGTGCCCAGTCGAGCGGACAGGATGCGCGCGCCGATCCTGTTGACCTATCGCTATGGCTGGATCGCCATCCCCGTCGGCGCGGCCCTGGCCGTCGCGCTCCGATCCTACGGCCTCCAGATGATCGGCGTGGCTCTGCTCGCCGGCGGCGCCGCCGCGTGGGCCATCTCGGCGGCGGCCCTGACGCTCATGTCGTCGGCGCTTTGGTGGAGCGTCGGGCTTGGCTTGGCCGTCGTTGCGCTCCTGATCTATCTTGCCCGCGAGTATTCTCTCCCCGCCTGGATCGGGTCGTTGCTCCGACGAACTGTCAGGTAATCCTTGACGGCTTCAAGGCGGGGCCCCCCGGCTCCATGCCGGGCGGGAGTCAAGATACGACTGCCGTGTTCAAGGCGCGGCAAAACTTTTCCACGAAAAAACAGAAATTTCCCCGAATTCTTCTTGACACGATGCTATCCGTAGGATATACTTATATACAGATGGAGACAAGGGCATAAGGCCCGGAACCAACAGGAGGCAGGACGATGGAAACGACAAAAACGATTGAACAGGCGCTGACGGAGATGGGCGGGAACCTCTGGGAACGCGGAGACATGCGCCGGATATATTTCGACAACGTCGCCTCGCTGTATGGCCTCAAAATGAGCCGATACGGCTCCGGCGCGATTTCGGCCGCGACGCTCGACGGCGACAAAATCAGCAACGCCGAAGCGCGGCGCCTCATGGGGCGGATGATGAGCGCCAAACTCTGGTACGATTTGGCCGATGGCCAGTGGCACGGGCGCGGTTTCTCGAACGAATGGGATGACTACGAGGTGTGCGTCGCCGAGGCCCAGCGCCGCCTCGACGCTATCATGGCATAACACCAAAGACACGGGGGCGGCTCCGGCCGCCCCCAGAACGGAGGCAGGACGATGAGTATCGAAATCAAAATTACAGTGCCGACGAATCCGGAGTTTTGGGGCAGCCACGTCACCAGGCGCGAGGCCAACGCGGCGGTACATCTGCACCTGACGCGCCTCGTCGATTGGGCGGCAGATCATTGGGCCGGGGCGAGCGTGGATGGCACTGCACTGCCCGACACGACGCCGAGCAACGCCCAGACGACGGCCTATGACGCTGATGGCGAACGCCTGGATATCGTCGAGGCCATCAACCAGCGTGCGCAGGACACGTGGCTCAATGATTTTTCGGCGGCGAATATCTGAACCACCACACGGGGGCGGCCCCGGCCGCCCCACATGAAAGGAAATCGAAATGACGTTCACTGAAATAGCCCTGCTTGTCGCCGAATACGGCGCGCGCAAAGCATGGAGCGCGCTGCGCGATGCCCTCAAAACGGCGTCCCCCGTCGAAGCCATCATCATCAACCGGTTGATCGGGATGGCGTCCCAGCTGGAGCAGCAGACCGCCGAACTCACCGAGGCGCATCGTGCCAAAGCGAAGGGTGAGTAATGCGCCGATTCCGCCCAAAGCTCCGGCTTCTCGATGCCCTCACGGGCAACCCCGAGCCGTGGGAAACATGCAAAAATCCCGGTTGCGAGAAGCCCATTGACGATGACGACCGCAGCCCGATATGCTGGCAATGCCGGCTGCGCGAGGATGCCGAATGGAGCCAGCAGGAGGCCACATCATGACGCCCACGCAACTCCGCGCCGCCCTGGCGCGATCTAGAATGACCCGCGCCGAATTTGCCCGACGCATGCGCGTCCAGCCATGCGCGATTTACCGCTGGCTCGCCGGATCGCGAGCCATGTCGCCCTCGCATGACGAACTCGCTCGTAGAATTTTTTCTGAGATTTCGCTTGACAAATCCACGGGATAGGCTATACTATCCCCCGAACACAATCCTCTGGCAGGGATGGAACGATGAATTACACACACGGAAAAAAAATTGATCGTCGGCCGGGAGCCCATCCCT